CTCCGATATTAGCAGTAATTGTAGTACCTTTCCCAGCAAGAGCTGAAGTTATATCAGAGTACGATGCGGTCGTTGTAGACCATTGACGAGATGATAAAATCTCATACACATCAACCTCTAATTTAGCCTCTGAAGCCGTTTCAGTACCAAGAGAATCTGTAAACGTTGAAGTATTTCGGAGTGTTACATCCATAATACCAGATTTAAAAATCCATTTAGTTGTATCCGCTACTGTTATACCAGCAGCTGAAGTAGGGTTACCAGTATTCTCAAGAGCTGACATATTATTGAGATCAGCCATGAACGAATCACCAGTACCATTAGCGCTATAAAGAGCGCAATAAGCCAATCCCTGATTGCCGGCAGTATTATTCGAAAACGCCTGTAACTTGTTAAAAACCACAGTACGAGTACCGAGATCCTTTTCGGACACGGCATGTACACGATTAGTAAAGCGTTTCCATTGACGTTTCTGACCGTAAGGCATAGAACGTTTCGTATAAATACGACGCTCATCGCGTTGGGTTGTGACACCCTGTCCTGAACGTTGACGTCTTTGTGTACGAGTCTGTGTAAACGAACGACCCGATCGCATGCGAACACGACGACCTACAGCACGTCCCACATAAGGACGTTTCCTATTTGGACGAGGACGTAGATTATAAGGCATAGTAGGAGCAGAAAGCTGAACGTTATTCTTAGCACGTAGTAACGTATCAAAGTAACGTGACGCCACTATGACTCACTACTGAGTTGACAAGTGGGAGAAGTCTCCCTTTATATTATGAGCAATATTTCTATTTGGCACAACGGCACAAGCTCACAAAAAGCAGGTAATACTATCTGCTTTTTGCTAAGGTGAATTGATCACCATGAGTAAGAGTCGAAACTGGTGTTTTACCGCCAACCATCCTAGATGGGAGACCGTGACGAATCTTACGTCAGCGAGTCAGATCAATTTTCTGATCGCAATTCTGGAAGTTGGGGAGAGCGGGACGGAGCATTACCAGGGCTACCTGGAATTAGCTTCACCCAGAGCCCTATCAGCCTTGAAGAAGCTGGATGGGACGATTCACTGGGAGATACGGCGAGGGTCCAAGGCCCAAGCAGTCACATACGTGTTGAAGACCTTGAAGGCCGAACAACAGTCTGGCGTCTCATGCGCCACCTTGTGCGAAGGGGGATTATCCACGAATGGGGACTTGATCACTCGATCTACGTTGCCGAAGTGGATATGTTTAGGGTTCAACGGTACCTTAGACGAGTTGGCGTCCAAGTGCACAGTCAAAGACAAGACGAGTCTGGCGGAGCGACTGACTCTGATTCAGGATACGATTCGGAATGGAGCGACTGACGAATACATATCCGATAATCACTTTAATGAATGGGTCCGGTATAGACACGCATTCGCGGCTTACCGTTTATTGAAGACAAAGAAAAGGGATTTCAAGACAGAAGTTATTGTTATTCAAGGACCTACTGGAACTGGAAAAAGCAAGTACTGTCAAGATGAATTCCCTGAAGCATATTGGAAGACAAGAGATAATTGGTGGGATGGCTATCAACAACAAGACGTCGTCATCATAGACGAATTCTATGGTTGGTTGCAATTCGATCTACTACTTCGACTCTGTGACAGATATCCATTGGATGTTGAAGTTAAAGGAGGAAAAGTCAATTTCAGTTCAAAAAAGATTGTGTTCACCACGAACAAGATTCCGATACAGTGGTATACAAAGTGTTATTTCAAAGCATTCACTCGAAGGGTTGAAGAATGGCATGTGTTTGGGAAGTGTTTTAGAAGTAAGTATACAAAGTATGAGGATGCGAAGTTTATTGAATTAGGAGATGAAGATACAATAGGAGATATAGATAATAACTATTATTAAAAGATTAATTTAACCTACGACATATCGATCACGATCTTCGTTAGCACCTTCTACCTTATAAAAGTATTTGCGCGTAATTCCAAGAGTTAAAGATTCTTGATAAGTTCCAGCTGAATCACCAATTGTTAGACCGGGTACGAGCTTGAAGATAATAAGTAAATGACGGGTCCATCCAGGTTTATTTCCACCTTGGATAGTTTCCATTTTTTCTTGCATAGCAACACGCCGTTTAGGATCCCTCATCTGATACGTAAATGTATCACCATTAGGGACAAAGTATTTAGTCTTTTTTAGTATTTTCATACGAAAGAAGCCAAGTCCTGCAGGAGCATCCCATGGAGTTACTCCACGAAGGGGCAAAGTTACACCTGTACCAGCACCTCCGATATTAGCAGTAATTGTAGTACCTTTCCCAGCAAGAGCTGAAGTTATATCAGAGTACGATGCGGTCGTTGTAGACCATTGACGAGATGATAAAATCTCATACACATCAACCTCTAA